AGGAACAGCTTCCCCCGCCCGGCGACTGGCGGGTGTGGATGATCATGGCCGGACGCGGCTTCGGCAAGACACGGTCGGGCGCGGAATGGGTGCGGATGGTTGCCGACAGCAACCCCGAAGCCCGCATCGCGCTGGTCTCCTCCTCGCTGGCCGAGGCGCGCGCGGTGATGGTGGAGGGGGAAAGCGGGCTGCTGGCAATCTGCCGTCCCGGGCACAAGCCGGTGTTCGAGCCCTCGCTCCACCGCATCCGCTTTGCCAGCGGGGCGCAGGCGCAGCTGTTTTCCGCTGCCGAGCCCGAGGCGCTGCGCGGCCCGCAGCACAGCCATGCCTGGTGCGACGAGATCGGCAAGTGGCCGATCGCCAATGAACGGGCGACGCGTTGCTGGGACAACCTGTTGCTCGGCATGCGGCTCGGCGATCACCCGCGCATTGCCGTCACCACCACGCCGCGCGCCGTGCCGCTGGTCAAGCGGCTGGTGGCGCAGGCCGGTGCAGGCAGCGAAGTGGTGATCAGCCGCGGCACGACCGACCACAATGCCGGCCGCCTGCCGCAGCGGTTCCTCGATGCGATCGACAGCGAATATGGCGGCACACAGCTCGCCCGGCAGGAAATCGAAGGCGAGCTGCTCGAGGATATCGAGGGCGCGCTGTGGACCCGTTCGCTGCTGGAACAATCGCGCGAAGATGGCGCCGTGCCCGAGGCGGCCCGTATGGTCGTCGCCGTCGATCCCCCGGCAGGGGCGAACGGCGATGAATGCGGCATCATTGTCGCGATGCTCGGGGTGGACGGGATCGCACGGGTGCTGGCCGATTGCTCGCTGGGCAATGCGTCTCCCGCGCAATGGGCGCAGCGGGTCGCGGATGCCGCGCATGAATGGAGCGCCGACCGGGTGGTCGCCGAAGCCAACCAGGGCGGCGCGATGGTCGAAAGCGTGCTGCGCGCCGCAGACCGCGCACTGCCGGTCAGACTGGTTCACGCCGCCCGCGGCAAGGTCGCCCGGGCCGAACCGGTCGCGGCGCTCTACGCCGCAGGCCGGGTGCGCCACGCGGGCGTTTTCGCGCGGCTGGAAGACCAGCTGTGCGGCCTGCTGGTCGGAGGCACCTATGCCGGTCCCGGCCGCAGCCCCGACCGTGCCGACGCGCTGGTCTGGGCGCTGACCGAATTGCTGCTGGGCAAGACCATGCGCCCCAGCGTGCGACAGATGTGATTGGCCGAACAGGGAGTTATGCCGTGTCCCGCACCGGAATCAGCTCGGCCTCACGTTCCAGCATCGCCAGCAAGGCGCGCCAATGTCCATCACTTCCGCGAAGTCCCAAGCGAAGGAAAAGAAGCGGTCCTGCGATCACCATGACAAGTATCACTATGGCGAAGCCATCGATCCATCGGGCGGGTTCACCCAGCAGGCCCATCGCAATGAACGTCAGAAGGAAGCCCAGCAACAGGTAGTAGATCGCCAGGAACACCAGCGCGACGACCGACGCACCTAAGCGCGCCCGCAATTCAGTCAATCCATCATGCTCGGAAAGACGGCCTGCAAGGATCGGACGAAGATTATTGCCGAACAGGGAATTGCTCCACCTCAGGTAGACGGCCCCGAAATAGACACCGCCGCTGATCCCCTTGTGCCTGGGGAAGAAGAACGAACCTGCTGCCGCGTCGATCCGGTCAGCCACATGCGCCCGCGGGAGCCCCGAGCGCAACACGATCCTACGTCCGAAAAGATATTGCGTGAGCGTCACGTTCCAACCTTTCAGCCTGGCGCTGGGAGGGCGGGGGAAGCCTAGCTCCAGTGAACGGAAAAACAAAGGAAATCCCATGGCCTTGCTCGACATTTTCCGCTCCGCCTTCAAGGGCGGGGAGCAAACCCGTGTGCCTCTAGGGGACGGGTTTCCGCAGGGCTGGATTCCGGCCTTCGAAGGCGGGTCTGCCACTTGCCATTACGATTACGGGCGCGGCATCCGGGAAGGCTTTCTCGCCAACCCCATCGCCCAGCGTTCGGTGCGGTTGCTGTCCGAGGGGATCGGGCAAGCCCCGCTCGATTGCTCCGATCCGCGCCTTGCCGCACTGGTGACGGCGACCAGCGCGGGACAATCGCTGGTCGAGACACTCGCGGCGAACCTGCTGCTGCATGGCAATGCCTATGTGCAGATCATCAAGGACGCGGGCGGCGCGCCGGTCGAACTGTTCGCCTTGCGGCCTGACCGGGTGCGGGTGGTGCTCGACGGGAATGGCTGGCCCTGCGCCTACGATTACACCGTCGGCACAGACACCACCCGGCTTCCGGTCGAGGACGCGAACGGCTGGCCCGAGCTGCTCGCAATCCGCACCATGCACCCGCTGGACGATCATTGCGGTGCCGGTGCGCTGGAGGCGGCGTGGCAGGCGGTGCTGATCCACAATGCCGCGACAGCCTGGAACCGGTCGCTGCTGGAGAACGCGGCGCGGCCTTCTGGCGCGCTGGTTTACGAAACCGGCGACGGGGCGAACCTGACCCGCGAGCAGTTCGACCGGCTGAAGCGCGAGCTCGACATCGCCTTTTCCGGCGCGGCCAATGCCGGGCGGCCGATGCTGCTGGACGGCGGGCTCAGGTGGCAAAGCATGGCGCTCACCCCCGCCGACATGGACTTTGCGACGCTCAAGAGCGCGGCGGCGCGGGACATCGCGCTGGCGTTCGGGGTGCCGCCGATGCTGCTCGGCCTGCCGGGCGACAACACCTACGCCAACTACCGCGAGGCGAACCGTGCCTTGTGGCGCCTGACGCTGCTGCCGCTTTCCGAGAAGATCTTCGCCTCCCTGCGCGAAGGCCTCGCGCCGTGGTTCCCGGAGACGGTGCTGGGGATCGACCTCGATATGGTCCCCGCCCTTTCCGAAGATCGCGAGCGGCTGTGGTCACAGGTTTCCGACGCCGATTTCCTGAGCCGCGCCGAAAAGCGCCAGATGCTGGGCTTCCCGCCCGAGGAGACTGCCCAATGAGCCGAGAAGACATTCTTGCCAGCCTGATGGCCCAGGCGCGCGACGAGGGTGCGGAGCTTGTCACCCTGCGCGCCATCGTCGAGGAGGCGAGCGCCTTCGCCACTGACCGTGCGCTTGAACGCCTCGGGCTCGGGGATCCGGGCGCGGAGGGCGACCTTGTCGAGCTGCGCGAGCTGCTTCAGGCGTGGCGCGATGCCAAGACCAGCGCCTGGAGGGCGTTCATCGACTGGACGATCCGGGGCCTTCTGGCCTTGCTGCTGGTCGGGATCGCGGTGCGGCTCGGCGTGTGGAAGCTGCTGTGAGCGGCGCCCCCCGTACCATCCGCTTCGCAGGCTATGCCGCACTGTTCGACATAGCCGATGCAGGTCGTGACACGATCCGCCGCGGGGCCTTCGAACGGACACTGGCGGGACGCACGGACCCGCTGCCGCTCTACTGGCAGCACCGCCCGGACCAGCCGGTCGGCGTGATCGAGCATGCCGCCGAGGACGCGCGCGGTCTGAGGGTGATCGCCCGGATCGACCGTCCGCACAGCCGCGCGGCGCACCTGCTCGCCGCCGGGCAGGTCAACGGCCTCAGCTTCGGCTTCCGCACCCGCGCGGCGCGGCAATCCGGGGCGGGGCGTGAGCTGATCGAGATCGATCTCTTCGAAGTCAGCCTTGTCACCCACCCGCTGCATCCGATGGCGCGCGTCCACCTGCTCGCCTGAGACCGCCCCCTGATCCTCGTCTCTCCCACCGGCCGCCACTGGGGCGGCCTTTTTTCTGCCCAACCGAAAGGCCTCTGCCCCATGGACCATACTGCTGCCCCCACCATCCCCGCCGCCGCTGTCGATCCGCTGGATGCCAGCTTCGACATCATCGCCCGTCAGGATCAGGCCGAAGCCGACATCACCGCCCTGCGCAGCGATGTCGACGAGGTGAAATCGCGGCTCGACAAGGTCGCCCGCGCCGCCAGCCGTCCGGCGATGGGCGGCAGCGCACCGGCGACCGACGCGCCCGAAGTGAAGAGCTTCGTCGACGGCTACCTGCGCCTTGGCCGGGAGACCGAGATCAAGTCCCTGAGCGGCGTCACTCCGGCCGATGGCGGCTTCGCCGTGCCGCGCCAGATCGACGCGGCGATCGCCTCGCGGATCACCAAGATGAGCCCGATCCGCGCCATCGCGCAGGTCGTGCAGACCGGCACCGCGGGCTATCGCAAGCTGGTCGCGACCACCAATGTCGCCTCGGGCTGGGTCAGCGAGGCGGCGCCGCGCCCCGAAACCGGCACGCCGCAGTTCGCCGAGATCGCCCCGCCCAGCGGCGACCTCTATGCCAACCCGGCAGCCAGCCAGGCGATGCTCGACGATGCCGGCTTCGATCTGGAGGCCTGGCTGGCGAATGAAATCGCCACCGAATTCGCCCGCGCCGAAGGCTCGGCCTTCGTCAGCGGCTCCGGCGTGAACCGACCCGAAGGCTTCCTGACCGGCACCAAGGCGACCGCCGAGGACGGGGTGCGCGCCTTCGGGACGATGCAATACATCGGCACAGGCAGCGCGACCGGGCTGGGCACGGCGCTCGACACCCGGCTGATCGATCTCATCCACGCGCTGCGGCCCGGGCACCGCCAGGGCGCGGTGTTCGTGATGAACTCGACGACGCTCGCCGCGGTGCGCAAGCTCAAGACGACCGATGGCGCCTTCCTGTGGCAGCCGGGGATGGTTGAAGGGCAGCCCAACCGCCTGCTCGGCTATCCCGTGATCGAGGCCGAGGACATGCCCGATGTCGCCGGCGGCACCTTCCCGATCGCCTTCGGCAATTTCCGCAACGGCTATCTGATCGCCGAACGCAGCGCCACGCGGATCCTGCGCGATCCCTTCACCAACAAGCCCTTCGTCCACTTCTACGCGACCAAGCGGATCGGCGGGAAGGTGCTGGATTCGGCGGCGATCAAGCTGCTCAAGGTCGAGGCGTAAGCCCCTCGCCTCGCCTTGTCCCCCGGCCCTTGCGCGTGCCCCCTTCGCGCAAGGGCCGGGTTCTCGCGCCCGCATTGCCTCAGGCCGTTCCTCCCGCCTGACCCCTCGCGATGCGGGCGCACCCTTGTGGATCACATTTCGGGAGATACCGCGATGCAGCGGACAATCGTGCAGCCCCCGGTGCCCGGCGCTGCTGCGCTGGCGGAACTCAAGCACTGGCTCGGCATCACCCGCCCCAACGACGACGAGACGCTTGCAGCACTGCTCGCGACCAGCCTCGCCATCTGCGAGGCCTTCACCGGCAGGACGCCCCTGCGGCAGACGGTCGAGGAGAGCGTTGCGCCCGGCGCAGGCTGGCAGGAACTGGTCTCGCGGCCGGTGACCGCCCTCACCGCAGCCGCGGTGATCGCGGACGATGGCACCCGCACCCCGGTGGCCGTGCTGGCCGATGCGGTGGAATGGCGGATTGGCCCGGCGGCCTGCGTCCGGCTGGTGCAACCCTTCGAAGGGCAGGCGCTGGCGGTGCAGCTGGTGACCGGGATAGCGGCGGACTGGAGCGGCATGCCAGCCCCCTTGCGCCACGGCATCATCCGCCTCGCCGCACACCACTTCCGCGACCGTGATGGCAAGCCCGGCGCCGTGCCGCCCGCCAGCGTCACGGCGCTGTGGCGTCCGTGGCGCGAAGTGCGGCTGGCATGATCCGGGTCCGGGCCGAAACCGGCGCTCTCGTCCAGCGCCTGCGCGCCCGCGCCGCGCGGATCGCCTCCAGCCGGATCGCCGCGCGCCGGCGGCGGAAAGCCGACTGGCACTCCGCCTCCGCGCTCTGGCCCGATTTCACCGGAGACCCTGCTCATGGAAAATGACCTGCGCGCCGCCCTGATCGCCTGGCTGCGTGCCGATCCGGCGCTCGCCCCGATCAACGCGATCGAGGAAGAGGCCCCGCTCTCCGCCACCCCGCCATGGCTCGGCATCGCCGCCAGCGCGTCGATCGACTGGGGCACCAAGGACCGGGCCGGGCGCGAAGTCCGCATCGCGCTGGAACTGGAAAGCCGCACCGATGCCACCGCCGAGGATGCGCCCCTGCTGACCGCGATCGAGCGCCGCGTGCTCGATCTGCCGCCGTTCCATCCCGGTTTCGAGCTCGCCTCGATCCGCTTCCTGCGATCGCGCAGCGAGGCCCGCGCGGACAATCTTCGCGGGGCGCTGCTCGAATACCGCTTCCGCATTCTCGCCCCTCTTTGACGGAGTAGCCCATCATGCCCGCACAATCCGGCGCCGCCTTCCTGCTCAAGATCACCAACGGGGCATCGCCCCCCGTCTACCAGACGATCGCGGGCCTCAGGACCACGCAGATGTCGATCAACGGCGACACCGTAGTCGTCACCCACAAGCAATCGGGCGGCTGGCGCGATTTGCTGTCCGGCGCGGGCACCCGCTCGGTCTCGGTCAGCGCGGCGGGGATATTTCTCGGCAGCACCGCCGAAAACACGGTCCGCACCCGCGCGCTCGACGGGACGCTCGACGATTACGAACTGTCCTTCGAGGATGGCGCACGCCTGCGCGGGCGCTTCCTCGTCCAGCGGCTCGATTATGCCGGGGATTTCAACGGTGAACGCAGCTACACGCTCCAGCTCGAAAGCTCGGGACCGGTGGTGGCGGCGTGACGCGCGCGGCGAATCCCCTGCGCGGCGAAGGCTCGCTCGCGGTGGCGGGCGTGACCTATGTGCTGCGCCCGACCTTCGAGAATCTCGTGCTGGCGGAAGCCGAGCTGGGATCGCTCTTCGCACTGGTCGAACGCGCAGCGGAAGGGTCGCTGACGCTCACCGAGATGACCGCGCTGCTGTGGCACTGCCTGCCGTCCGAAAACCGCCCCGATCGGATCGCGGTCGGCCAGGCGGTGCTGGCGATGGGTCTCGTCGGAGCCACCGCCCCGGTGCGCAGCGTGCTCGCCCAGGTGCTTCAGGGCGAGAAATGACCGCCCGATTCAGCGATGCGGCGCGCGAATGGGGCGTGCTCGCCACGCATTGCCTCGGCTGGCGGCCGCCCGAGTTCTGGAGCGCCACCCCGGCCGAACTGGCGATGGCGCTGACCGTGCCCGAAGAATCCTCCACCGCCCCCCTCCCCCCGCCAAGCCGCGAGGCAATCGCCCGCATGATGGAGCGCGACACCCATGACTGACGATTTCGACCAACTGGTGATCGATGTCCGCGCCCGCACCGATGGCTTTGCCAGCGATGTCGAGGGGATGCGCCGGTCACTCGACAGCTCGCTGGTCGACGGCTTCGGGCGGGCAGGCAATGTGCTCGAACGCAGCCTGCTGGGCGCTCTGCGCCGCGGGAGCCTCGGCTTCGACGACCTCAAGCGGGTCGCCTTCAATGCCCTGGCCGAGATTGCCAGCTATGCCGTGCAATCGGGGATCAACAACCTGTTCGGCGGCGGAAACGGGGGCAGCGGGGCCGGGGTGGGCGGCGGATCAAGCGGGCTCGGCAGCCTGATCGGCCAGACAGTCGGCACGCTGCTCGGTCTGCCGGGCCGCGCCACCGGTGGCCCCGTGGCGCCGGGCCGCGCCTACCTTGTCGGTGAACGCGGGCCTGAAGTGTTCGTGCCGACCAGTTCGGGCCGGGTCGAAAACGGGCAGACGGGGGCACGAGGCCGCGATGTCCGCGTCGCGATCCAGGTCGCCGTGCCGCGCGGACAGGCCGCCCCCACGGCGATGCAGCGCTCCTCGCGCCAGATCGCCAGCGCGGTGCGCCGCGCGCTGCAACAGTCCTGAGCAAGGGAACTCCCGATGGCATTCTGGCTCGCCCGCGACCAACGCGCGCAGGAAAGCACGTTCATGCAGCGGTTCGATCCGCGCTTCTGGACCGTCAACTTCCCCAGGCCTGCGATGGCTTCGGTGATGACGACGGGGCCGGATTCGCTGCGGGTCGATGTCGAGCTTCACCATGCCGGAGAGCTGGTCGGGCTGATCTGGGACAGCGCCGACACGCTCGATCACCCGCTGCTCGCCTATGCGACGGACCGGGATTACCGCTTCACGACGCTAAGCTTCCGGTGGCAATCCGGGGGTGTCATTGCCCTCGATCAGGTCAATGGTCCGACGCTGACGATCGAGGGGCGCGATGCGGCGGGACTGCCGCGTGTGTGGTATGTGCGCCTGTGGAATTATGCCGCGGGCACGCCCACTGACGCGCGGATCACCCTGCCGTTCTCCTCGCTTGAAAGCGGCTTCGGCCTGCCCGGGGAGCCGATCTTCGCGGGCGATATCGACCGCATGTTCATCTCGCTGGTCGCCCCGGACTTCGTTGCCGGGAGCACCGCGCCGCTCGCCGCCCGGTTCAACGGATCGGTGACAATGTCCGAAATCCGCGCCGATGGTGCGCGGGCGATGATCGCGCTGGGCGATGTGCTCGTCCCTCCGCATGGCGAGCGCATGGCGACCGCCTATGACGATGCCTACAACCAGACCCCGGCGCGGCTGCTGCGGGTGGTGACCGGGCTCGGCTATCGCGAGGATATCGTCCACTATGTCGGGATGAGCCACTTCATGCGGCTCGCACCGCAGCCTGACACGTCACTCAAGGCTGCTACCAGCGGAGAGCTGTGCACCCCCGCGAGCCTGTGGCACGCCAACTTCTTCGCTCTGGCGCAGGCCGATGGCTTCGAGGTGATCGCCTCGCTCTCCTACGAGCTGTTCGACAGCTACTGCCCCGAAAGCTGGAAGCAGCGCACCGCCAGCGGCGCGCCCGCGCTGACCGGATGGGTGCCGCCATCGACCCTGCTCTCGCCCGCCAGCACGGCGGCGCAAGGATGGCTGGCCGGGGCGGCGAACGCCTTCGTCGCGCTCCTCAAGCAGGCGGCCCAGCCAGTGCGCTTCCAGATCGGGGAGCCCTGGTGGTGGGTGACCCCCGCGCGCGAAATCTGCCTGTATGACGATGCGGCCAAGGCGGCATTCGGGGGCAATCCGCCGGTGATTGCGGACATTGCCGCGCCGTTGAACGCGGCCGCGACGGCCCTGCTGGATGCGGCGGGCGTGATGCTCGCCCAATCGACCGCCGCGCTGACAAGTGCCGTGCGCGCTGCGGCGCAGGGGCCGTCCGAAGTGCTGCTGCTGGCTTTCACGCCGACGATCCTCGATCCCGCCACGCCGGAACTCTACCGCGCCAATCTGCCGACCGGATGGGCGCGGCCCGCTTTCGACCGCTTGCAGCTGGAAGATTACGACTGGCTCACCGCCGGGGCCGATGCGGCGCGGCGGGCGGCCTATGCCTTCGTCGACGCCCGGCTCGGCTATCCGCTGGCGGATCAGGATTACCTCGCCGGCTTCGTGCTCGATCCTGCCGATGCGGAAAGCTTCTGGGCGCGGATCGATGCGGGGATCGACGAGGCTGCGTCACGCGGCATCACCCGGCGCTACGTCTGGGCGCTGCCGCAGGTCAACCGCGATGGCTACACCCGCCTCGCCCCCTCCCCGGAGCAAGCCATGGATCCCTTCGACGACGTGCTCTACCCCTTCGCTCTCGGGCAGAGCGCCTCGGTCGCGCCCGAATTCTCGACCTCGATCGCGGTGACAGCCTCGGGGCACGAGCGGCGCAATTCGCTTTGGTCGGACGCGCGCCTGCACTTCGATGTCGGCCCGGGCATTCGCTCCGAGACGGAACTCGCCGACCTCATCGCCTTCTTCCGCGCCCGCCGCGGCCCTGCCCGTGGCTTCCGCCTGATGGACCCTTTCGACAACAGCTCGAGCGGGATGAACGGAACGCCCACCATGCTCGACCAGCTGCTTGGGCAGGGTGACGGCGCACGGGCGGATTTCCAGCTGGTGAAGTCCTATGGGACGGGCACTGAGCCCCAGGTGCGCGCCATCACCAGGCCGCGCGCGGATACGATCGTGGTTAGTGTCGGCGGCGCGGCGACGAGCGCCTGGACGCTGGGCGAAAAGGGCACGATCCGTCTCACTATCGCTCCGCCTGCCGGCGCCGAGGTGCGTGCGGGTTTCCGCTTCGATGTGCCGGTGCGCTTTGCCGAGGACCGGCTCGATGTCTCGGCCGTCAATTTTGCGGCCGGCGAAGCGCCCTCGGTGCCGCTGATCGAAATCCGGGAGACCGCCTGATGCGCGTGTTCTTCGACCGCGAGCTTGATACGGTCGCGACCTTCTGGCGCATCTACCGCCGCGACGGGGCCGCGCTGGCCTTCACCAGCCACGACCGCGACCTTGGCTTCGGCGGCATCCGCCACCTCGCCGCCCCCGGCATGATCCCCGCCGCGATCCGCCTCACCGCCGAGCTGGCGAACGACAGCGCCGAGGTGCAGGGCGCGCTCCACCACGATTCGATCCGCGAGGACGAACTGGCCGCCGGGCTGTTCGATGACGCCGCGATCGAGATCGGCGCGGTGGACTGGACCACTCTCGATCACCACACGCTTTACACCGGCCAGATCGGCCGGATCGAGGATGACCGCTCGCAATTCTCCGCAGAACTTCGATCCAGCAAGAGCCTGCTCGAACAGGACCTCGTGCCGCGCACCAGCCCGACCTGTCGCGCCGAATTCTGTGGGCGGGGCTGCGGGCTTTCGGCGGTGCGCTTCACCATCGTGCGCCCGCTCGTTGCGGTCGATCCGGAAAGCAACCGCGTGCGCTTTGCGGGGCTGGACGGCGAGGGTTACGTCGACGGGCGGGTGCGCTTCATGGGCGGGCCGCAAACCGGGGTCGCCTTCGGGGTGATCGACGCCGACGGGGAATGGCTGGTGCTCGATCGGCCGCTGGTCGAAGGCACGCCGCCCGGCACCCGCGCCGAGCTGCGGGAAGGCTGCGACCACACCATCGCGACCTGTTCGGAACGGTTCGGCAATGCCGCCAATTTCCGCGGCGAGCCTTTTCTGCCGGGCAATGATCTGCTCGCCCGCTACGGTCAGCCGTGAGCAATACCGGCGAGGCCTTCGCTCAGGCTGCGCTAGGGCTCGTGGGGTGCCCTTTCCGCCTGCACGGACGCGATCCGGCAAGCGGGGTGGATTGCGTCGGCCTGATTGCCGCCGCGCTCGCGGCCAGCGGCAGTCGGGCCATCGCGCCAAGCGGCTATGGTCTGCGCAATCTCGGCATCGATCCGTGGTTGCCCTTCGCGGCGCAATCGGGGCTCGTTTCCGTACAGGACGAGGTTCGGGCGGGTGACATCCTGCTCATCGCGCTCGGCCTTGCCCAGCACCACCTGGTGATCGCGGCTGACAGGCAGGACGTCATCCACGCCCATGCCGGACTGCGGCGGGTAGTCCGCCAGCCACGCGATCCGGCGTGGCAGGTCATCGCGCACTGGCGCATCGCGCCCCTTCCGGAAGGCTGACCCATGGCAACCATTGTTCTCACCGCAGTCGGCAGCGCGATCGGCGGGCCCATCGGCGGCTCGATCGGCGCATTCATCGGCCAGCAGATCGACGCCCGGATCTTCGCCCCCAAGGGACGCGAAGGCCCGCGGCTGAAGGATCTGACGATCAGCACCTCCAGTTACGGACAGCCGATCCCGCGCCAGTTCGGCCGGATGCGGGTCGGCGGCACCGTGATCTGGTCGACGGACCTCATCGAAAGCAAACGCAAGGAGAAGGGCCGCAAGGGCCAGCCTTCCACGACGGTCTATTCCTATTCGGCGTCCTTCGCCGTGGCCCTGTCCAGCACACCGATCGACCGGCTCGGGCGGATCTGGGCCGACGGCACACTGCTGCGCGGGGCACAGGAAGACCTGAAGGTCGGCGGCAGCTTGCGGGTCTATCGCGGCTTCGGCGACGATCCGGTCGATCCGCTGATTGCGGCGGCCAAGGGCGCGCTCGCCCCGGCGTTCCGCGACTGCGCCTATGTGGTCTTCGAGAACCTTGAACTGGGCGATTACGGCAACCGCATCCCGGCCCTGAGCTTCGAGATCTTCGCTAATGGCGGCGACGAAACGGTCTCGCTCGCGCAGCTGGTGCCCGGCGCCACCCTGCCCGCATCCGAACCGCCGCTCGCCCAGACGCGCGGGTTTGCCGATGAAGGCGGAGCGCTCGCCGCCACGCTCGGCGCGATCGATCTGGTCATACCGCTGGTCTGCACCTCGGGGAGCGAAGGGGTGACCATCGCTACGCGCGGCGCTCCGCAAGGCGAGGTCATCACGCTCCCCGCGCAGCTCGCCAGCGATGCCGGACAGCAGGACGAGGGGCGCGTCAAACAGCGTGCCGGGCTTCCCGAACGCACGCCGGCGGCACTGCGCTATTACGACGAGGAGCGCGATTACCAGACCGGGGTCCAGCGCGCGGCGGGGGTGCGCAAGGCCGGGCGGGAACTGATGATCGACCTTCCGGCCACACTCACCGCCAGCGGTGCACGCCAGCTCGCCAATGACAGCGCCAATCGCGCGCGCTGGCAGCACGAAACCGTGACCTGGCGGATCGGCGAACTCGACCCGCGCCTCATCCCTGGCAGCATCGTGCGCCTGCCGGACACCCCGGGGAACTGGCTGGTGCGGAGCTGGGAGTGGCTCGACCGCGGCATCGCGCTGGATCTCGAACGGCTCGCCCCCGCAGGCGGTGCGCCGCGTGCGAGCGATCCGGGCGAGGGCCTGCCGCTGGCGGATCTGGTGATCCCGCCGACCAGCCTCGCCGCCTTCGAAGTGCCGCCCGAGGGAACCTCCAGTGCGGCCGCACCTCTGATTTTTGCGGCAGCTTCGGCGAGCAACAGCGCATGGCGCGGGGCGGCGCTCTTCGCCGTGCAGGGAACCGCGCTAGTCGAACTTGGCACCACGGGATCACGCCGCGCGGTGATGGGCGCGCTTGAAAGCCCGCTGCCCGCCTCTGCCGCCCTTCTGTTCGAACCACGCGCCGAGGCAATGGTCACGCTGGCGGCCGAGGATCTGACCCTCGCCGACACCGATATGGCCGGGCTGACTGCGGGTGCCAACCGGATGCTGATCGGCGGAGAGCTGGTGCAGTTCCTTCAGGCAGAGCCACTTGGCGCGGCGCGGTGGCGGCTTTCGGGGCTGCTGCGCGGGCGGGGCGGCACAGAACCGGCGGCCTTCCTCGGCCATCCCGCTGGCACACGCGCCGTGCTGATCGATGACAGCCTCGTGCCGCTCGATCCGCTGCTGGTGCCTGCGCAGGCCAGTTCGCAGATCGCCGGCATCGGCACCGGCGATAGCGATGCGGTGATCGCCCCGCTCGCCAATCCCGGGCTTTCGCGCCGCCCGCCATGCCCGGTGCATCCCCGCATCACACTGGCCGCCGATGGCACCGCGACCTACCTCTGGACCCGCCGTGCACGGGGGCAATACCGCTGGGACGACGGCGTCGATGTCCCGCTTGTCGAAGAGCGCGAGGCCTATCTGGTCGGCTTCGGCCCGACCGAAGCTCCCCACGCGCTGTGGCAGCCCGCCATCCCCGGATTGCAGCTGACCGCGGCAGAGCGTGCCAGCCTGATTGCTGGCCACGGCCCGGGCGCGCTGTGGGTCCGCCAGATCGGCACCCACGACCGTTCGGCCCCGCTGCTGCTTGCAACCCTTTCCTGATTTTCCGGAGGTTTAACGCAATGTCCGACCCGATCGCCTTTGCCAGCACCACGCCTGCCCTCGGCCTTCCCCTGCTGATTGCGGGACAGGCGCAGAAGGAGTTCTTCGTCAATGAAGCGCTGTGCGTGCTCGATGCTCTCAACGCCCGCGCGGTGACCGCCTCGCAGCCCGCGCCCCCTGCGGTTCCGGCGGCCGGGTCAAGCTACCGGATCACCGCGAACGCGACCGGTGCATGGGCGGGACAGGAAGACAGGATTGCAGTGATGATCGGCGGCGAATGGCGCTTCATTGCCCCGCCCGAAGGCCTGCTTCTTTTCGATCGAGCCGCTGGTAGCCTGATCATCTACCGGTCGCAATGGGAGCCGGCCGCCGCCATCGCCGCGCCTTCCGGCGGCACCGTTGTAGACATCGAGGCGAGGGCGACACTGACATCCCTGATCGCGGCTCTGGAGACCATGGGTGTCCTTGACGCATCGCCAGCCTGAGCACCGCGAATGGCGGTTTTTCGGGCATTTCGCTGGATTATTTTTATCCACAGGGGCTGCAACGCGACATTCTTGCAACACCAAGACGGCATTGTCTGCTTGCCTCATGCGGGGGGAAAAGATAGAGACACGCCGTGCCTCAAGTCTAATGCAAAGGGGAAATTTGGAAATGCGCAAACTCGTCATTGGAATGGCGATGGCCTCGACCGCGCTGACCACGCCCGCCATGGCCCGTGAAGGCCAGTGGTATATCCAGGGTGATGGCGGCGTGATGCTCGTGGAAGACCAGGCTATCGATGTCGCCGGCAACGCGGACAACGCGGCCACCAACTACGACACCGGTTACGACTTCGGCGGGATCGTCGGCTACGACTTCGGCGCTTTCCGCCTCGAAGCCGAAACCAGCTACCGCGCTGCCGATCTTCAGGACGTGCAGGCCGGCAATCAGGGCCTGGCCCTGAACGCCGCTTCGGTTCCCGGCGGTTTCAGCACCTTCACCGGCACCCGTGAGGCGCTGGGCGAAGTCAACGCGCTGAGCTTCATGCTCAACGGTCTGTTCGATTTCGGCAAGGATGACGGCATCCAGGCCTTCGCCGGCGGTGGTGTCGGTGTGGCCCGCGTCGATATGGAAGGCCGCGTCAATGCCAACGGCCCGGGCGTGTGGAACGACTCGGACACCGGCTTCGCATGGCAGCTGCTCGCGGGTATCCGCGCGCCGCTGAGCGATTCGTGGGATGTCGGCCTGAAGTATCGCTACTTCAACGTGCCGGACATCAGCATCGTCGATCCGCTCGGCCGTGCCCTCGACACCAAGCTGAACAGCCACTCGTTGCTCGGCTCGATCACCTACAACTTCGGTGGCGCCGAGCCGGTTGCCGCGCCGGTCGCGGTAACCCCGCCGCCGCCGCCCCCGCCGCCTCCCCCGCCGCCCCCGCCGCCCCCGCCGCCCCCGCCGAAGGCTGCGTGCAACACGGGTCCGTACATCGTGTTCTTCGACTTCGATAAGTCGGACATCACTTCGGAAGCCGCCGGCATCCTCAACAGCGCCGTCACCGCCTACGCCAACTGCGGCACGGCGAGCGTGATGCTGGCCGGTCACACCGACCGTGCGGGTAGCACCAAGTACAACGAAGGCCTCGCCGATCGTCGTAACAAGGCTGTCACCACCTACCTGAC